GCCGAGCGCGCCGGCCAATCATTCAATGCGACGCTCGCCGCGACGACCGCCGCCGCCACTGAGTCGGCGGCCGCTGTCACGCGCGCCGCTGAGGCTGACGACGTCTACAACGCCGCCGTCGCGCGCACGACAGCGTCGCTGGAGCGCAAGGCGTTTGCGATCACCGCGACCGGCGCGCAACTGGCCGAGTACGACGCGCGCCTCGCGGGCGCAACAGAGGGCGAGGTTGCCTACCAAGTGATGCTCGCCAAGGAAATCGAGTTGCGCACGGCGCAGATCGCACAAGGCACGAGAATGGCGGCGGCCTACGTCGAGGAAGGCGCGGCCGCAGTTGGCGCTTCGTTTGCGACTTCGGGCGTAACGCGCGAAATCGTTACGATGGGCAATGAGATCAATCGTGGCGACGTCGACCGGCTGGCGGGCTCGTTCGTGCGACTCCTGAATATCAGCGGCGCGCTCGACGCGGTCTTTAGCCCGGTCGGTATTGCGGTCCTGGGGGTGGTGGCGGCCCTAGGCGTGATGACGCTCGCTGTGGGCAAGGGCGAAGCACAGTGGAAGGCGTTTAACGAGTCGCTGATCCTGACGGGCGACTCGGCCGGCACGAGCGCGGCGGGGCTGCAGCAGATGGTCAATCAGATCTCAGCCGGGGGCGAGCGCGCAGGTGTGGCGGCTAAGGCGATCACGGATCTGGCGAACTCGGGGCGCTTCACGAGCGACCAGATCATGATGATCGGCACCGCTGCTACCCAGATGGCCGATGCCACAGGCATCGCCGTCGACAAGACGATTGCCCAGTTCGTGAAGCTGCAGGAAGACCCGGTCAAGGCGTCTGCCGCGCTGAACGAGCAGTACCACTACCTGACGACGGCCGTCTTCGAGCAGATAGATGCGTTGCAGAAGCAAGGCGACGCAGTGGGCGCGGCCGACGCGGCAGAGGCTGCCTACGCGAGCGCCCTGGGCGACCGCGCCAAAGAGATCGAAGGCAACCTGGGCACGCTGCAGACCGCGTGGAAGGATATTGGAGACGTCGCGAGCGGCGCGTGGAACGCGATGCTTGGTATCGGCAAGCCGCAGACAATCCAGGACCAACTCGATCAGGTCTCCAAGTCGCTCGCCGCTGCGAGGGCCGGTACGAGCAACTTCGACCAGGCACTCGGCACTACGGAGACCACGCAGGCGCCGGGCGGCAACGTGGCCTCGCTACAGAGCGAGCAATACCGCCTGCAGAACGAGCAAGGCGCGAGCCGGCGCGCGCATGACCTGCAAGGGTCGTATCAGCAGACGCAACTAGCCTGCATCGCGGGCCAGCGAGTGCTCGACCAGTTGCAGAATGAGTACAGCAAGCGCAGCGAACTGACTGACGTGCTGGACAAGCAGGCGGCAGCGCTGAGGGCTGTTCAGGAGGCAGGCGGTCAGGCAGCAGATGGGCAAGGCGCAGACCTGACGACTGCGATCACGAAGCGCCTGACACCCCGCACGCCCTCGACGCGGGGCGCAGGAGCGCTCGACAACGCAGACTCCCAACAGTTGCTGCAAGGGCAAAAGGACCAGTTCACCCAGCAGCAAAAACTGGAGTCCGACAACCAGCAAATCCTCGACAACAATCGCAAGGCAAAGCTCGTTTCTGACAAGGATTATTACGATCAGGAACGGCAACTGAGTGACCAGGACCTGGTGAATAAGCTCTCCTACTACGCCAGGTTGGAGGCCATGCTGCGGGCGGATATCGCATCGTCGTCTACCAGCGCGGCGCAGAAGGTGAAAGACCAGACGGTGATTAACTCGCTGCAGTCAGACGCCAACGTCGCCATCTCACACTACGCAGCCACGCAGACTGAGATCGACGCGAAAGAACTCCAAGGCACCGAAGCCAAGACCGCTGCGGTACAGCGGTACGTCGCGACGCTCCAGGACCAGCTAAACAAGCAGGCGGAAGCGGACAACGCACAGATTGCGGGCGGCAAGCACGCAGGGTTCGCTGCGCAAGCGCAAGGTAAGGAGAATATCGCCGCGACAAGCCTCCAGCAGCAACTCTACTCCGGGAAGATCGACAGCAACCAGTACGCCGCGATGGACCAGGCGCAACAGAGTGCAGAAGCGACGTCCGTGGCGATGCACGAAGCTGCGACGCAGAAGATGCAGCAGGCCGACGATAGCTGGTCGACCGGCGCAGAAAAGGCATGGAGCAGCTGGAGTTCACAAGCGCAGAACACGACAGGTCAGGTCGCTGCGGCCACCACAGGTTTCCTGAACGGCCTGACGGACGACCTGCTGAAGTTCGCTATGACCGGTCAGGTCAACTTTCAGGCGCTCGCGGCGAGCTTCGTGCAGGCGCTCGCGAAGATGGAGATCCAGGCTGCGGAGTCGAAGGTCTTCGGCCTGATCCAAAGCGGCATGGCCCCAGGGGGCTCCGTCTCCGCAGGGCCTCTCGGGGCGCTCCTGCAGATGTTCGGCATGGGCGGAACGTCGATGTCCGCTGGCCTCGGGATGGGCCTCACTGCAGGCGGCAGCGCGGGGCTGGACGCGATGGTGACTTCAGCGGGGACCGGCATCGCTGACTCAGCGGGTCTGGGCTTGGGCTCGCAGTTCGCCGCACTTGCAACAGGCTTCGCAGACGGCGGCCACGTTACCGGCCCGGGTTCGAGCACGAGCGACAGTATCCCCGCGCGCCTGTCGAACGGCGAGTTCGTGGTGAACGCCGCTGCGACCGCGCAGCACCGCCCTATCCTTGAGGCGCTGAACGGCGGCGCCAGAAGTTACGCGGGCAAGACGCACTTCGCTGACGGCGGCTTCGTGAACACAGGCGGAGGCCAAGGCGCGGCGGGCACGAGCATCGCGTTTCATATCAACAGCACGGCGAGCAACGGGCAGCAGGACACGTCGGCGCAAGCTCAAACGCGATCGGCCGCGATGCAGAAAGAATTGCAGGCGTCCGTGATCGAGATCGTGCGCAAGCACTCGCTGCCGGGCGGCCAGATCAATAACATCATCAGGACGGCAGCGACGCGATGAGCGACCTTGCATTTTTCCCCTGGCAGCCGGACTACGGCGCGCAGGTAGACGTCACACCGACCGTGCTCACTGCGCAGTTCGGCGACGGCTACTCGCAGGACACGCCGCTCGGTATCAATTCGATGCCGCAGGCGTGGACTCTGAAGTTCAACCGGCAGCCGGATGAGGCGGATGACATTTACAACTTCCTGATGAACCAGGGCGGCTATCTGCGCTTCTGGTGGACGCCGCCGCGCCGGGGCATGTCGATCAAGGTCAAGACGACCGGCAAGATCAGCAGGACCGAGAGCGACGCGGGGCAGACCACCATCTCCGTCACATTCCAGCAGGTATTTGACCCGGACTAAGCATGAGTGAAATCAACGCAGCACTGCAAAGCCTGACCCCGGGCGCGCTGATCGAACTGTATCAGCTTGACACCACGGTCATCGGCTTCGGCACGATCGACTATTTTTTCGCGGGCACCGACGCCAACCGGAAGCCGATCGTGTTTCAGGGGCTCACCTATCAGCCCTGGCCGCTGGAGGCGACCGGCTTCGAGTTCACCGGTCAGGGAACCATCCCGCAGCCGCAGATCGCGCTGTCCAATATCGGCGGCATCATTTCGGCGACCGCGCTGCAGTTGAACGACCTGGTGGGCGCCAAGGTCACGCGCTTGCGCACGTTTGCACAGTTTCTCGACGACCAGCCCGGCGCAGATCCGTCGCAGATGCTCGTGCCCGACATCTACTACGTCAACCGGAAGATCTCGGAAACGGGCGTGCAGGTGGTGTTTGAACTGACGACGCAGTTCGACACGACGGGCCTGCAACTGCCGGCGCGCCAGATCCTGCAGAACAGCTGCCCGTGGATCTACAAGGGCGCGCAGTGCACGTGGGTGCCGGTGCCGGGCAAGTATTTCGACACGACCGACGCGCCACAGGCGGCGGTTGGCGGCGATCAGTGCGGCAAGCGGTTGACGTCGTGCCAGGCGAGGTTCGGTACGAACGCGCTGCTTCCGTTCGGCGCTTTCCCGGGCAGCCGTACCTACGTATGACGAAATTCGACTTCGTCCGGCAGATCATCGAGATCGCGGCAGCAGAAGCCGCGACCAACGCGCACCCGAAAGAACGCTGCGGCGTCATCGTGCAGGACGGCGTCGGCCAGCGCCTGATCGAGTGCACCAACGTCCACCCCAACCCGCACGAGTACTTCAAGATCTCGGCCGAAGAGTGGGCGTTCCTGAATGTCGACTACGAAGTCGTGTCGCTGTGGCATACCCACCCCAACGCGAGCGCCGCGCCGAGCGACGGCGACCGCGCCATGATCGAAAAGACGGGCCTGCCCTGGCACATCGTGAGCTGGCCGGCAGGCGGCCACAGCTACACGGAGCCGACCGGCTACGAGACGCCCTACGTCGGCCGTACGTTCGTCCACGGTATTTTGGACTGCTACGCATTGTGCCGCGACTGGTACAAGCGGGAGATGAGCATCGACCTTCCCGACGATGAGCGGGAAGACGAGTGGTGGAACAAAGGGCAAAGTCTCTACCTGGACGGCTTTGAGCGGAACGGTTTCGTGTCGATCGGCACCGATGTGAGGAAATTGCAACGCGGAGACGCGATTCTGATGCAAATCCTCTCTCCTGTACCGAATCACGCTGCGATATACTTGGGCGACGGCAAGATACTGCACCACACCTACAAACGCCTGTCGGGGATCTTTCCATACGGCGGCCAGTGGCAGAAAAATGCTACGCACTACTTACGACATAAATCACAACTATGAGAACCGTCCCGGCTGAATACACTGACGTCTATCTGGCTGGGGAACTCGGTAAGAAGTTCGGCCGCAAGTGGCGACTGGTATGCAGGACGCCTAAGCAGGCGCTGCGCCTCATCGGCCTCGCCCGCCCAGACTTCAAGGCGTACATGATGGAAAGCGCGCGCGACGGTGTGAATTTTCACGTCATCTGTGACCGCCGCAGCCGTAGCGAAGAACAGTTGGGCTTGCCCGCTGGCGAGCGTCTGATCATCTCGCACGCGGTGGACGGGGCCAAAGGGGTCTTCGGCAGCGTTCTCGAAATCGTGGCGGGCGCCGCGCTTGTCGCGCTGGCGATATGGAACCCGGTTGGTTGGGTCGGCGCGGGCGCACTTATGTCATCGGGAACTGCGGCAGCGGTCGGTTCGATCGGTATGAGCCTGGTCCTGGCGGGTATCACACAGCTACTCAGCCCTCAGCAGCCCGGGTCCGCTGCGTCCTACTACTTCAACGGCGGCTCCACGACCAACACGATCACGCAGGGGCAGCCAGTGCCAGTCGTTTATGGGCAAATGCTCGTCGGCGGCCTGCCGGTCAGTTCGTCGCTGCAGGCTGTGGACCTGAGCGCCGCGCCGACCGAAACCGGCCTGATCCTGGACTGACGCGCAGATGAGCGAGATCAATAGCGAGTATGCGCGGGTAATTTCCCCTGGCGGCGCAGGTGGCCTGCTGGGCGGCGGCAGCGGGACAACACCGCCGCCATCCAGTTCGCTGCAGTCGGTGGCGTTCGCGACGTTCCTTGACCTGCTCTGCGAGGGAGAGATCAAGGGTCTCGTGAACGGCCTGCAGTCGATCTATCTGAATGGCGTGCCGGTACAGGAGTCGAACGGGACGAATAATTTCGTCGGCGCCACGATCGCGTGGACCAATGGCACGCAGACGCAGGGGTACCTGCCCGGGTTCAGTTCTGTCGAGGCGACGGCTGTACTCGGCACGCAAGTGCTTAACAGCGTGCCGGTAACGAGCCAGATCGACAATCCTGAAGCCGATGCGGTTGTCATTACGCTCTCGGTCGGCGGCCTTTCCTCTACAGACACGAGCAGCGGGGATATCTCGGGCACGACCGCGCAACTCACCGTGAACTATCAGCCGTCAGGTGGCTCGTGGATTGAGGCATTCAGCTATACGTTCAACGGCTACACCAACACGAAGTACGAGAAGAGTTTCAGGTTCCCGCTGACAGGGACCGGCCCCTGGACCGTGCAGGTGGTGCGCAACACGCCCGATAGCGACAACGTAGACCTCGTCAATCCGACCTACGTGGACGCGGTGACGACGGTCGTCGACACGAAACTGGCCTATCCGAATTCGGCGCTGGTCGGTTTTCAGATCGACGCGCGGCAGTTCGCCAGTATCCCGACGCGCACGTACCTGATCCAGGGCCTGCTGATCCGCCTGCCGAACAACTACGATCCGGTCGCACGCACCTACACTGGCGCATGGGACGGCGGCTTCCAGATTGCCTATTCGAGCAACCCGGCGTGGTGTCTGTACGACTTGCTGACGTCCGACCGCTACGGCTTGGGGCTTTACCTGAACACGTCCGATATCGACGTGACGAGCCTGTATGAGATCGGGCAGTACTGCGACGAACTGGTGCCGGACGGTTTCGGCGGCCAGGAGCCGCGATTCCAGTTGAACACCTGCATCACGACCCCCAAGGGTGCCTACGACGTCGTGCAGGATCTGTGCAGCGTGTTCCGGGGCATGACCTACTGGGGCGCGGGCACGATCCTGACGACGCAGGACGCGCCGTGGCAAGGGCCGATGCCACTCTTTTCGCCGGCCAACATAGTGGGCGGACAGTTCTCCTACTCGGGCAGCCAGCGTCGCGACCGCCACACGGTCGCGTATGTGACGTACAACGACCCGAATCAGTTGTACGCGCAGGCCACCGAGTACGTTGAAGATCCGGACGGCATCGCGCGCTACGGCGTACGCGCTGCGAACATCATGGCGGTCGGCTGCACGACGCGCGGGCAGGCGTACCGGCTCGGAAAGTGGCAACTTCTCAGCGAGCGCCTCGACACGGATCAGTGTCAGTTTCAGGCTGGGATGGACGCAGCGCAACTCACGCCGGGCACCGTGATCCAGATCGCGGACCCGGTGCGCGCGGGCGAGCGCATGGGTGGCCGTGTCGTGGCCGGCACCACGGGCAGCATCACGCTGGACGCGCCTGTGGTGCTGGACCCCGGGCAGACCTACACGCTCTACTTCTCGGATGAGACGGGCGCGCAGCAGTCAGTCGGCGTCGTGAACACGATGGAGACGACGAACGAACTGACGTTCACGACCAGTGCACCGACCGCGCCGAACCCAGGCTTCATGTGGGCACTGTCGGGCTCGAACCTGAATACGCAACTCTTCCGCGTGATCAACGTGCAGGAGTCGGCGCGCAACGTGTTCGACGTGCTGGCGGTCACCTACAACGAGTCGAAGTTCGACGGCGTCGACTTCAACACCGCGCTGCTGATTCCGCCGATCAGCCTGACGCTGAGCCTCGTTGCACTGCTGCCGTCGAGCTGGTCAGTCACCGACACGAGCTACCTGATCGCGCCGGGCGTGCTCGGCCAGAAGCTGCTCTGTTCGTGGAGTGGCAACTCGGCCCAGTACATGTTCCAGTGGCGGGTCAACGGCGGACCGTGGCAGACGGTGACGCTCAAGACGCCCGCCTACACCGTCACAGGCGTGACGGCCGGCGACATCTATGACTTCCAGGTGTACGGTATTTCGGTCGACGGGACGACGTCGCAGCCGCTCGTCGAGACGTTCACCGTGCCTGTGCTGGGTGCGCCCCCGGGTGCGCCGACGAGCCTGACGGCGCAAGGCCAGATACAGTCGGTCCTGCTGAACTGGGCGGCGCCGGGCAACATCGACCTGAACTACTTTCAGGTGTTCGAAAGCTCCACCAACAACATCGCCAACGCGGTGATGGTGGGCAACAACGTCGGCACGACGACGTGGACGGTCGGCGGGCTCGTCGCGGGTGCCACCTACTACTACTGGGTGCGCGCGGTCAACACGAGCGGCGTCGTCGGCCCGTACAACGCCACGCTCGGCACCGCTGCGACAGTGCTGGCGATGCCGCTAGGCGACTTCGACCTCGGCACGATCCTCTATGACATCGCGAATGCCCAGGAGATCAACGGCGCACTGATCGCGAACCAGACGATCACGAACGCCAACATCGCTGCACAGGCGGTGGCGTCGGTCAATATCCAGAACGCAGCGATTGCGACCGCGCAGATTCAGAACGGCGCGGTGACGGCACAGCAGATCGCAGCTGCGTCGATCACGACCGCGTGTATCGCACAGGCTGCGATCACCACGGCGCTGATCGCGAACGCGGCGATCGGCACCGCGCAGATCCAGTTCGAGGCTGTCACATCAGCGCTGATTGCCAACGAAGCGGTAGGGACCGCGCAGATCGAGCAACTCTCGGTCAACACGCTGCAGGTCGCAGACCACGCGATCACGGTTCAGGCTGCGTTTGGCGGCCTGGGCAATGGGCAGACGGCCGTATACCCGTCAAGCGGTGGCGTGCTGGTTGTGGCCTTGTACGCTGCGGTGGGCTACTACGACACGGGGGTGAACGGTGGCGGCCCGCTGTCAAGTACGGTCACCATAACTATTGCCGGGTCACAATTGAGCGTGACCGGAACGGGCGGTCCAATACAGTCGGCCAATGCGATGGTGATCCAACCACCTGCGGGAACTTACACGGTATCTGTGTCTTCGCCGCACGGGCCGCAAGCGACAATCACTATATTTGAGGCGTTGAAATGACTGACGCGAGTGTGGACTACACGATGACTGATTACGCAGTCGTCGACCAGACGGGGGCGATTCAGCACTACGGGCGCGTGCCACAGTTCATGGTCGCGATGCAGCCTCTGGCGTCAGGGCAGTCGGTCGCGCTAGGTGCCGGCACCGCAGCGACGTCCTACGGGAGCAACGGAGTTGTCGTGCCGCGCCCGGCGAATCCGACGACGATCTCAGGCATGCAATTGTCGAACGTTCCGAACCCTTCCACTGTTACAATCGCGGGCGGAAGCCCGACGACGG